TGGGCATGCAGTTGATGACTGACTCGGCTTGTGAGGCCAGACGCAGCGCCGCTGGCTGCTGGCTGACCCCATTGATCAGGTTGGGGATCGAGCTGCTGACGAGAGGCATGGCTTAACGCGCAATCGCACGGCTGGGCAGATAGGTCCTGATTACACCTGTATGGTTCGGATTGCCACGCAGCATGCTGTGTTCGCTCTTGGTGGTCTCCGCTTCCAGGAAAAGAAAGCGAGCCTCCAGCTCCAGGGTCAAGTTCATGCGGGTCAGATCGGCGCTGCCGATGATTGCCTCTTGCAGCTGACGACCACCGCGAGTCATCACGTATTGGCGAGCATGCTCCGGCAGTTCGTCCCACTCCAGGATGTAGGTGACGTCTGCCTTGAGGTCTACGGTGAAGGTATAGCTGTTGTTGCGTCGGTCATACAGCTTGCTGCCGCGCTGCACGACGTCCAGGTTTGAGTACAGGTAGGGGTCAACCACCACACGGCTGACGTTGTCGCCCACCTCAATCTGATTGCTGGCATTACGCACCAGGGTGCGCTCGTAGTCGGTATTGAACGACCAGCCCTCTGCTTGCAACTTGCGGCTGACGTCGTTCAGGGTGTCTTCTGCTTGCTTGGCCAAACCGAACTGACCGTTCAAGCTGTTGACGGGCGCCTCGCCCATCATCTGCAGCACACGGTTCACGGCTTGCAAGAAGCTGGTGCGAGCTTGAGCCATAGCAAGACTCCAAAAGAAAAAAAGAAAGGGGGCCGTAGCCCCCTGAGTAGCAACGATCAGGCGGAAGTGGTGATCTCGATTGCACAGTCGGGGCGCAGGACGTTGGTGCCCAGTGCCATAGAGCCGACCATGAAGGTGCCTTGCCACAGGGCATGCACGTCGGAGCCGGTTTGCTCCATCTTCAGATCCATCAGCTTCACGGTGCCGACTGCCTGCTTGTTGAAGATCAGGCCAACGCTGTTGGTGAAGTCAGCGTTGTAGGCGTTGTTCTCACCAGTCACCGCAGAGCGGTTGGTGGTGGGCAGGTGGTTGGACATGACGATGTCGACGCCAGCCACGCGCAGAACGGTGCCGTCGGCGTAAGCGCCTTGGCCGCCCCAGTCACGGTTGATGACGTTGGTCTCTTGGACGAGCTTGTAATACTGCGCAGGGGGCAGCACGCAGTAGCGGCCGTCCTGGGGCAGGTTGTTCTCGTCCATCTTCTGGGCTGCGCTGAACAACGTGGTTGCCAGCTGAGCGCCAGTGATTGCGGCCTTGGAAGCGGCGGTGATGTTGATCTGGGTGCCGCCGGGCAGATCAGTGTTGAAGTTGGTTGCAGTACGTGCAGCCTTGGCGATCATCGCTGCGACGTTCTGGTCAAAGCGATAGGCCAGGGCGTTGCCCATCTCAACCGAATACTGCGACCGCACGTCGTAGTGATTCTTGGCTTCATCAATGTCAGCCAAGAAGACTTGGCTAACCAGCTTGTCGTCGATGTTGACGACAGCTTCAGCGTGCTTGATCTGCGACCCGGTCAGCATGGTGCCCGGGGTGTGATACGAAGTTGAGGCGAGGCCAATTATGGGGAATTGGGCGCTCTTGCCTGAGCTGATCGTGCGGACTGTATGCAGTCCTTCAAAGATGGTCGCTTTGCGGAAGGCAGTCAGCACCTCGCCGGCAAACACCTTCAAGAAAAGTGCGTCATTGGCGTTGCCAGTGTTATTGACTAGGCCAAGACGCGAGGCGTCAAAATTAGGGGCAGCCATTGCTGGTCTCCTAGAAAAGTTGGGTTGTCACCCCGACCGCGCCTCCTTCCACTGGGGGTGTCCTCCGCAGAGGGCCGTCGTTTCCGTGAGAAGGTCTAGGTAGACAAATGATAAGCATGCAATGCGTCAATAAAAAAGCCCCCGGTTGGGGGCCTAGTCCGCTCTGCCGTCAAAGGCTAGAGCACATTTGAGCGAGCAAGTTTTTCTTGCACTTTCCTGCGGAAAGCAGGATCGGATTGATACTTCGGATCCGACATTGCCTCAACCACCTGGGCCGTCGACTCAAACTTCTCGCCCGATGCTTTAGGTGCACGGCCACCCAGCAGCTTGGGCTCACGTCCGACAGCGTTGGTGTACTGGCTGTAAAGGCCAGCGACTGCAAGGCGTGCCTGGTCTGGATCCTTGGTGTTGACCAGCTTGTTGAAGGCGCCGATCTCAGTCTCCGACAGGTTCTCTGCCGCCCACTGAGTCATGGCTGCATAGCCTTCTTCGCCGCCGTACTGCGACTTGATGTCGCTGATCTGCTGAGCAGCCAGCTCGTTGTCCTGGGTGGCGGTGTACTGCAGGCCTGCCAGGTAGGCATCCACCATCTGCCGGGTAAAGCCGGCGCCTTCCAGTTCCCCGTAGTCCGCTTCGCTCAGCTCACCCGTCTGTTGCCAGCGGGTGTTCATGTCACCGAAGTCGATGCCGGCTTCCTCTAGGCGACTGCCGATGTAGTCGCCGTAGATCTCCTTGGCATCACCTGCTTCAGCTTCAACCTGTTCGACCTCGTCGTCGGTTGCTTCGACCTCGTCGGCCTCGGGGGCTTCAGGCTTGGACTGGCCGAGCTTGCTCTCCAGTTCCTTGTAAGCCTTCTCCAGGTCTTCGGGTGACTTGTACTTGCCAGCCAGCAGGCGGGGCTCTTCACCCTGCAGCTCGACCTTGTCGTCTGGGCTCAGCTGTGCTTGATCTTCTGTTGAGAACGCTGGGGTTGGATCTTGCTTGATGGTGATTGCTTCGGGCATAAAGACCTCAGTTGATTTGAATGATTCCTTTGTCGTCGACGCTCACGGTTGGGCGCTCGACGGGGACAGGTTCGGGCTCGGGGATGGCGCCAATCTGAATGACGTCAGAGACCGGGTGCGGCGGGACCTTCGACGGCTCCTGCCCCAGGCTCGCCAATGGGGCCTGTTGGAGTTGTGTCGGTTCGACCTTGGATGTTGGGGAGGGAGTTGGGCTGGGGCCCTGGGACTCCTGCTTCCTCTGAATACTGCGGGCCATAAGGGGCTCCAGGTTGCGTGTAGTTAGCGGCCACTTGTGCCATGGCCGGTGACTTGAGACCAGCCATAAGCATCTCTTGCTGAGACGCTTGTTGCTGCATCTGCATAGCTTGTTCTTGCTCTGCTGCCAACTGCTCTTGTGTCTTCACCAGGTTGGTGGTGTCTATAGATCCGCTTGCAGCAAGGCGACGCAGTGCCTCGTCGATGTTCAGGAACTTGGCCATGATCTCAGGGCCCAGCGCTTGCTGCGCCGTCATGATGAACTCCATCAACTTGTTCCTGTCATCACCACGGCCGATTGCTTCAAGGCCAGTGACAGGCTTGGGATTCACCAGGGGCTGGCCGTTCTCGCTGCTCTTGGGGAACGCCGGCAGCTTGCGCTGCTTGCGCAGCACGTACATCAGACGACGCACCAGGGGCAGCTGCAGTTCCTGGGTAAGGATTGAGTACAAGCCAGAGATGCCGGCGTCCAGCTCCTGGCTCATGTAGCGGATCTCTTCCGCGGTCACGCGCTCACCAGGTCGCTGGATTGCAGTGTTCAGCAAGAAGGCAAAGGCAAGGCGGTTCTCGATTCGATCAATGGTGCCGCTTGCAATGCTCAGATCTTGCGCCTTCTGCGATTGCACGACGGTGACGTCGTTGGCGTTCCCCTGCACGATTGCGCCATTGGCTGCATTGGCCAGGGTGCGAGGGCGGGTAGTTCCGTTGGGGTTGACCAGGAACAGGATCTTGGCCGCGGCAGCACTGCCCTCCAGCACTGACTGATACAGGGATTCGAGTGCAGTCAGGTCGCCGTAATACTGCTCGACGTAGCCGCGGCCGTACTCCTCACTGTCGATGCGGTCATACCGCAGGGGAATCCAAGGCGAGTGCTCCTCGTCGCACATGCCATGGGTGCCGGGGATCTCTTTGCCTTTGGCTTCTTGATACCAGTGGCACTTGCCGTTCTCGTACTCGACCCGGGTGTAGAGCTTTACGGTTTTCTTGATCGGGCCTGTGCCCGACTCACCCATCTCCTCGTCTTCTTCTGGCAGAAAGTCGGAAGGCAGGGCTTCTGGGTAGACCTCCTCTTCCACCACGATCTCAGTGACGTGCCCCATGGGATCACGACACAGCACATAGCGATCAAGATGAATAACACGGATGCCGTCCTCGGAGACGTAGAGGAGGGCGTTGCCTCCGACCAGCAGATGCTTGAACGCTTCATGCATTGAGGCCCTGCCGTTGGCGGTCTCAAGCACCTGCATGACAGCGTGCTCAACCTTGACCAGGGCAGTGTCCAGTTCTGTCTTGATCTCTGGCCCAGCGTCCATGACGCGCAGCGCCAGGCTGTCGACTTCCAGCTTGAAGAACGCAGAGTTGGGAGGGAACAGTGTGATCAGCAATTTGCTGGCCAGGTAGTTCACGCCCCGGGCACCCAGGCTTTGGTACGGCGTCTTGAGACGACCGTGGTCCCCGAAGTTTTCGTCGGGGATTAAGCCTGGGATGGTGACCTTGCTGCAGTCACGGGCCCGCTGCAGGAAGGGATCCCTGTTGCTGACCAGCGAGTGATAACGGGCGGCAGCCGTCATGTCGTCGTCCATGCCGTAGGGCTTGGACTGACGGTCGACGCTGCTGGTCAGACGGAGATCCATTTATCAGACGACGATGCCGAGAGATGTACCGATTGCGCTGCCGGGGATGTCAGCCCGCATGCGCTTGCGTCCATAGCCAGCAGTGCGCTGGGTTGGGCTAGGTGCTTGGGCGATCTCCAATGCAGGAGTAGGCGCCTCAGCTGTGGGATTAGGTGCAGGCGGCGGGGGCGCCTCAGCGATCCGCTTCTGCTCCTCATAGCGAGCGTTCTGCTCAGCCCGCTGAACTTCAAACTGCCGCTTCTGCTCGTCCATCTGCGCCTGCTGCTGCGCTATTTGAGCGCTGTTGTCAGGAGGAGAGGGGGAACCGCCACCGCCGCACATAGGTCAAGCCTCGTTTTGTTCAAGATAAATGGAACGCAACATGCGTACCACGTTGCGTTGTCCCACGTAAATCCAGATCTGTCGATCAGTCCAGGTTTCTCCGGGGCACAGTTCCGGGAAAGTTTCTTCCAGTCGTTTCAGGATTGCCTCGTCGACAGCTGGCCAGAGATCTTCATTCATTGGTGTTGAGGTAAGGATCGGTGGACGGATCCCATAGACGAACCCGGCCAGCAGTTAAGTCATAGTCACCGTCTCGCAAGATGCGAGCTAAGCGTGCATTAAGCACAGCGTCGCTCAAGGTGAGGCCTGCCTTGGCAAAGGCCTGCACCACCTTGGGCCACATGTCCTTCAGCAGGATGCTGTCACCAAGGATCTTCTCTGCACCTTTAGGGCCAACGCCTTTGACGCCTGGGTAGTTGTCACTGGTGTCGCCCGTCAGGGTCTGAGTCATCCAAGCCCGATCAGCCTGCCACTGACTGATCTCTTCCACTTCATCCTTGGCAAGCAAGCGCCCAGGGATGGTGCGCATGTCCTTGTCAGGCGAGACGATGATCGGTGACGACACGGTCCCGTTGGTGGCAAGGATGCCCATCACGTCGTCAGCTTCCAGGCCTGGCAGCACACGACTGTCGAAGTTCTGCATCATCCATTCCCTCAAGTCCCTGTAGCCAAGGGGCTTGCGACGGCCTACGCGGTTTGCCTTGTAGTCCTGGTGCTCCTGGTGCCGGAAGGTCGGGTAATCGCTGAAGCAAATGATTGAGTCAGGGTCGCCAGTGATCTGCTCCTGCCGTTCAAGCATGGTGAACAGCAGATCCTTCACGTCGCCCTGGTCCAAGTGCAAGGTGTGAATGTCTTCTGTCCAGCGGATGTCTGCCTCGCAAGCAGAGCAAGCGAAGTACAGCAGGTAGTCGCCGTCGTTGATCCTGGTCATCAGATGACAGTGCGGGTTTGGTAGTTGGGATCTGTTTCGTCTAGGTGGCACTCGGGCCCGAAGCCAGTTGCCTGTAGCTCAGCCGTCCTGTCCGGGGCAGGGGCGTCACGACTGGCGTCGTTATCTGCCAGGCCAAGCAGCCAGTCATCCAGCAGCTGCCTGGTGGCGCTGCCTGCTGGCAGCTTCAGGAAGCTGCGCAGCTCCTTGGTGCATCG